ATCATTTAAATTTGTTTTTCTCCAAGCGATATAATCATCATGATCCTTTTCGCCTTTTGATTTCTCTGCTTCTTTAGGTTCTGGACGCTTCTTACCTTTGGCTCCATAACGCTTGTAGTATTCATCTTCGCCTTTGGCTTCTTCTACAGCCTCAACTTCTTCTTGACGCAACTTAGCAAAATCTGCAGCAGTTAATTTGCCTTTTGGTTCAGCAACATCAAGTTTTTTTTGATTTGGATGCATTTCGTCAGCTGGTGGGCGCTTCTTTCCGCCAGCACCGTAACGAGCATTGTATTCATCTTCGCCCTTAGCTTCTTCTACAGACTCAACTTCTTCTTTCATATGAGCTAAAATATGTGGAGGAATTTCATCTTCTGGTGTTTTTGTCCACTTGCCATCATAGGAATAAGACCCTGTAGTTGGCTTTTTTGCATTGCGACCAGCCGCCCCTTGATCAAATTGCACACCTTTATGCCTACCATTTTTTTGAAGTTCTTTGGGAATAAAGTAACCACGATCACTACCAGAACCTATATGGTAAAGAGTGTTTAGTTCAAACATCTTTTCATTGAGAGACTCAACTTCTTCTTCAACTTTTAATGTCTTATCATAAACCTTAGTTGATTCGTCACTGCCATCTTTATCTTTAACATTTTCATAAGAAGCTGTTTTTGGGTCCATCTTGCGAGGAGTTCCATTGAAAATATGATCTTGGTCAGTAATACCGGGGACCAAATTTTTATTTGGTTGTAATACTCCATGAAGTGCCACAAAATTTTGTTCGCCCTGTGAAAGGGGTTTCTGAATTTCAAGAATTGTTTGTGCTACTGACTTGTCCATCTTAGTTCCTTTAAATGTCTGTGTTATCTTCTACTGGAGCATCATTCTCTTCAGAACCACCGGTAGGCACAAATAAACTAGCAGAAATATCGCCAACCATGTTATCCATAGTAGCAGAAACTCGATGCTGCAATTCAACATCTAGAGCTGTTCTTAGGTTTACTGCATCTCTATTCCATGCATGATTAAAAATATTTTCAAGATTATCATTTTCCATAATTTACTCCAAAAATTTAAATTGTATAATGTATTTATATTTTTTTAATACGCTTCCCCTGTTCCGGGAACATTTGGTTTTCTTTTAATGGCGGGCTGTGATTGTTGCTGTTGTTGATCTTGTTGCATTTGATCCTGCTCTGCAGGGGAAACAATGGGAGTTTCTTCAGCTATCTCTTGCATCATTTCAGCAATTTCTTCATCATTTTGTTTTAGGATATTCTTTCTGATCCACATATCTGAATAATATTTACCAATATATGGCTGAACAGCATTCAAGGTATTGATGCGATTTGAAAGAACCTCTGCATCTTTAAATTCTTCAAAATGATTATCAATTTTAAAATCAAAATTGAGTCTATTTGAAATGTCAGGCCAATCACTTTCCGAAACAATTCCTTTAAGAATTAATTGCTTTTCAAGTGTCTTTAAAAGAAGTTGTGAGAAACGACGGCGAAGACGACCAACAAATTTAGTAAACTTAACTTCGTCTCTGGAAATTTCAGCAGAACGTCCCAAGTTAAACCCAGTGCCAGATTCAAGGCGAGACATAGGCACATTCAATGCCTGATATAATTTTCTCTGGAAATATTGAACGTCTTGCATTTCTCCAAGATTTTGTCCAGCTGGCAACGTTGTAATTTCAGTACCACGATTTCCTTCACGGCGTGGCAACCAATAATCTTCCAACATTGTCATATATTTTCTATCGTCACGCACTTCACCAGTAGCAGCATCATACACGAGGCGATTCTTATGACGAACCATCATGTCTCTGATATATTGTTCTGCCTTAACTTTTGGTAGATTACCAACGTCAATGTAGAAAATTCTACGTTCAGGGGCACGAGAAATGCGATAGATGACTGTGGCATCTTCTAATGTACGCAACTGGTTTAATGGTCTAATAGCCTTCTGAAGATATGAATATACAAGAGAATTATTCTTGTCCATCAATCCAGAAGTAACATGAAGAACTGAGTCTGGAGAAATCCTGAGACCGGCTGTTGTGCTAGTGTCAATAGGCATACCTGCATTACCACCTGCAGGAGAAAATGACCTATCATTATACAAATAATACTCTCTTTGAGTATTTAAAACTGTAATTGCGCCCTTTGGCTTTCTCTTAACTTCTCTAATTTTACGAACTTTTCTTGGGTCCAAATAACGAAGTTCTTTAATGCCTTCTCTTGGTTTAGTCTCATCAATGATAATATGATAATACATTCGACCATCAATATACCATCTCTTAAAAAGTTCATATGCTTCTGTTTGGAAATTAAATAAATCTAAAACATTTTGAAATTCTTCTTTGATCAAATTCTTTACCTGATCACTATACTCAATATTATCAGTATTCAATTGAACAATTTCATCCGAATCTGCATCAATTGCTTCATTAACAATATCATCCACTGCCATTTCTATTTCTGGCTGAAGTGAAATTTCTCTATATTTTGCTACTAGTTCTGATTCATTTCTTGCAGTACCATCAAGGTCTACAAAGGTGCCATATGCACCGCCAGCCGCAACAACAACAGCCCCATCATCCTTTATCTCTGGAGCAAAGGACTCGACAGGTTCTTCATTTTTTCTTTTGATTTCAAAACCAAACAATTGTGCCATAATAATATTTTCCTTAAGAAAAGAAAGCCGTTACATTGTATTTATAACGGCTTTCTAATGCTTAATTACGATCCGCCAGCATTTCCAGTAATACCATTCAATACTTCGAATGTATCATACTGGAATGTTACTTGGAACTCTTCAATCTCATCAACGGATGCCCAAGCCAAATCAATTGTTGAAATTGCTTCAGGATAAATTCCATTGAATTGATATGTTCTAAGAACTTCACCTGCTTTACCATATTGTGTTACAGTTGCCTGTGACTTGTACACACTAGGCGAACCTGACCCAAGAGCAGTAACATTCTGTTGGTAAAGATTGATGTAGTTGTTCCACTGTTCCATTGCATTACGAACAGCAAAGTCTTCATCATTGATGATATTTACTGTCCATGGATCAAACCGACGATCACCAGCAATTTTTAGTTTTCTTCCAAAATATGGAACCTCAATAAGCCCTAGCTGTGAGCTAGGGATTTGAGCAACCTTGCAAAGGAAGGGGATTTTAATATCAGCAACAGGATTAACCGGATTGCTGATAATACATTGGAACAATGATGGTCTTGCGCCACCAAATTGTAGTTGTGAACGAATATCGTTAATATTGAATGCCATTTTTCTTTACCTCCTAGAAGCGACCAACAATTTCTTCGAACTCTACTCCGGTGCGTACAGCAACGAAATTAAGCTGGATGAAATTGATTGAACGTGCGGGTTTAATATAGATATCGCCTCTAAATTCATTACGATCAATGACTTCAGGAGTATTATTTGTGGTATCGCAAACAACACGGAAGTCATAAATGCCACGACGACCTTGTACATCACGGAGATATGGTTCTACTAGATTGCGGAAAGCGGCTCTAGTGAAATCATCGTTAAATTCGAACAATGTTGACTGAGCAGCAATTGCAATTGACTTCTCAAGGACGATAAACAAGCGACGAACATTAATTCTATCGAATGCTGAAGGTCTTGCAAGAAGCGTCTTATCACCATAAAGAATTGTTCCTTGACCGGGGAAATTAACAACTGGGTTAATTCCAGAACGATAAAGAACATCACGATCTGCTTTATCTGGATTGTATGAAAGCTTCACGATATTCTTGATCTGACCACGATTAAATCCGGCAGGAGAATACCATGGGTCTCTTACGTTATCTGTGCGAACACAAAGACCAGCAATATCACCATTTAGAGGAACCCAGCGATAAATGTCGTTATACTTGTCGTACTGATACTTATAGCCAGAGTCTAGAACTGCATAAGAAGTTGATCTTAATGAATTTCTAAATTCGATAAGATTATCAAGTTCTCTAAGGGGAACATTAACAGTATCATTGATATCTGGTGAAATAAATGCAACACAGTCTCTTCTGTATTCACAGATATTGTCTACTAGATAATTTGCTAAGGTTTCACCAATATTTCCTCTGGCTTTACCGCCAAGGATCAAGGAAACATCAACATCTTCAGCTGATTTATAAAGATCATATGCTGCTGCTAGTGCCGATACTGGAATTTCTGATTCAGAAGTTCCGTCAACACCGCTTGAGAAAGATAGAGATAAATTTCTAAAGTTAGATGAAACTCCAAGAGAAGTATCAGAAGCAGTTTTTGAACCAAATAAATCTTTTGCTGCCCATACATATCTTGATCTATCGTTCAAGACATTTTTATAGTAAATTGATCCACCTTGTTCACTCTTGGCATCAGTGGCTCTTGAAACATCACTCCACACTTCAAGAATTTGATTAGGAGTTCCACTAAATATTCCTTGAGTGTCAACAACAACGATATGCATTTCATCACGAACTGATGTATTTGCATTTCTAGTTGAAACGTAATTAGAAATTTCGGGAGCGCCATCAACTTGATTGAAGAATTCCCAGTATCTAGTTCCAAGCATCGTTGTTCCAGTAGAATTGGATGATGCTACAACATTAATTTGTGATCTTTGATTATATGTTTCAGCAAAAGTAATATTAAATCTAGAAAAAGCTCCATCTACAACAGTTCCAGTTGTAGTGCCACTGACTTCTGCAATAGTAAGATACTGTGTTCCAGTGGTAGAATCACCAACTAAAAGTTTATCACCAATTGTTAGTTGATCTTTAATAAATGTTGATGTAACAGCCGAAAACCCAGTGTTTGTTATGTCTTGGCAATATACATTTGCGATATTTGATCCCACGCTCATTTTAAATTGTACTTCGCCATTTGATGCAAGAACAGCAGTATTTGACGATGTTACTGGAGTCAACGAAGAAGCGTATGAATTTGCAGCAGAACAAATAGAAATTCTAAGTGAATTACCCATTAATCCCGG